CAGCTAGGCAATTTTTATATCACGCTGCTTCGAGCGATTCTTCCGCTATGATAAACTGTTTCACGAGACCAGATCGAACAATGTCATCAATGCCGAATTTAACGGTACCAAAGCATTCACTGCTCATTCGGTTGACAACTCGCATGAAATACTGCAATCCAGAAACATCTGCTCTATTTTTGCTGTCTGTTAAATCATCTTGGCGAGTGTCGCCGCAGAAAAGGATTTTCGAATTTTCGCCAACACGGGTCATTATGGTGCGAAGTTCTTGGCTGTTCATGTTCTGAGGCTCGTCAACGACAATAATAGCATTATTAAAAGTCAAGCCTCTGATAAATGAAGTACTCATAAACCGTATTGATTTCTTTTGCTTTAGGATAGAATAAGCATCGCCTCTATCGAAAAGATCATTTACTATATCAATATATGGCTGTTCAAAACCTGACATTTTCTCTGGTCCGTCTCCAGGCATGTGCCCCTGATCTCGGCCTTGCACCGATGATCTTATAATGATAACTTCCTTATATAGGTTATTCGCTAAAACGTCTTTGAGAGCTAGATAAAGAGAAATGTAAGTTTTTCCGGTACCTGCTGATCCTATTGCTAGAATATTTTTACCTTGTTCGTAGAGATCGAATAGAACCGATTGGTTTTCTGTCATGGGTTTAATTTGCTTCATAGCAAATTTAGTATCCACGAGGTAGTTTTTTTCTCTTTCTACTTGAGTTCTCTTTGTTTTTGTAAGACGTTTCTTTGACATAGGTTATTCTCCTATTTAATGTTTAAGGGATTAACGTGCTTTTCACCAAGTGTTTATATTATCGCGTTTGTGATGGTTCTGTACTTCTCTAAGCACGTCTCTAAAGCCATCGTCTGGCTTTTTCTTTCCAATACGAGTGGGATCGGACACTCCAGGGAATTTGTTAAAAACTTGTTTGTGTGTGGGGTTTGCGGATAGGTAATCATCCAATTCGGCAAATTTAACATTCACCTCAAATATTTTATCATTAGTTGTATCTTTGATACTGTATATTGGCATTTATTCTCCATTCCTATATCTATATTTATAATGTATCATACTACTAATTCGTAAAATTCTTTCCAATTGTTGATTCTTTTTACATCATCGATGTTTTCGTGATGTTTATTGTAATCATGATTTAGCAAATAGCAATCGAGACCAAGATCATACCCCATCATCGAATTGCTAGGATGATCTTCAACCCAAGGTATTCCGCTATCTTGATATTCCTTCAGGATAGGATACTTGTTTTTGCTAGTTTCTGTGCATTCCAGACGTTCGATGACTGTATTCCCGAAAAGATTTTTAAGATTTTTGAGTCTCATGGCTTTCGATTCAATGGGAAATGCACTGACGCAATGAAGAACATACCCATGTTCTTCATGCAATTTTTTTATGTACTTTATTGAATCAAAAATAGGAGGCAGTGACATAATAAGACTACTTTTATTGAAAGTGTCTATTAATTCACATGTTTTATCAGGACTCATGTCATAACGATCATGTATTTCATATTCGCCATCTATTGTTTCTGTATATCCGATCTTGATCATCCATGTTTCAAACGAATGTATCCAGTTTAAAAGAACACCATCGACATCGGCTAAGATTATTTTATTCATCATCCTGGTCGTTTTCATCGAATATAGCATGTTGTTCAGCTACTTTTTTCTTTCTCTTGTCGCGCCGGTTTTGTAATCGCTTTTCTTTGCTGTCGATGTCGGACTCGTCGTTGCTCCATTCATCATCGTAGTAGTCTTCGCGGAATTTCTTAAAGGATTTGGCCATTTTACTTCTCTTGATTGTTGAGGTTGAGTTCGGGAAAGGCTTCGGCAACTACTGCTCTGGACAATCCCTTTAGTGTTTTCTGTGCTATCATTTTGACAAGCAACTCTGCGTCTTTGTTATCAATATCTTCCAATAGAGTAATGAACAATTGTTCACGCTTTACTTGTTTGATTTGATCATACCCACCACCCTTGACAAATATGCGCAAGCGGCGAGCTTCTTTATACAACATTCCTTCCACACCCACATAGGCATTCTTTTTCCACGGTGGTGCTGTGGAAGGAATCAGTAGTTCCACTTCTGGGTTGTACATGATATTTAAAACTGTCTGCAAAGGTACGCTTGTATTTTCTTTCAAGTAATCGACCTTTTCTTGTTTACTGGGCTTTTCACAAGCTCCATTTACAATTTCGGATAGCGAAAGTTTCATCTTAGAAGTCTCCAATGTCGGTTAGGTTTAAGTTTTCATATGTTTCGGTCATTTAAAAATCTTGAATGTCCGTGATAAGATTTTTAAGTCGTTTTTCCAAGAAATAGTTAAATAATTTCGAGCGACCTATTTCTTTTTCTTTGTTGTATTCTACCAGAATTTCCTTTTTGTATTCTTCTGGAGTTTGCTCGAGATCAATTAGTACCTTATTACGAAGAAACCTTCGCTCAGTTTCTTCATCCATGTTTTCGGTGGTGCCTGAATAGAGAGCAAGGCGGTTCTTTGTCATTGGTTTTTGTCTTTCACCAACTACTAAACAGTTATCAGGAGATAGAATATTAGGAACGCCGTCGCCTGCATCGCCCTTAAGAACATGTTCGGTTAGATACTTATCCGGATCATCGTGTCGGATATATTTTTTGCGTACCGGATCATATTGCTTGACATTTGCATGTCTTTGCAATTGAATGTAGTCTTTGTCGCCTGAAAGAACAAGATATTTCTCAGCACCAGTGTTCAACGGAGTTCCGAATTCATTACAAACAACGCCGATGATATCATCAGCCTCGCAGCGGTCGATTGTAATAACCTTATACGGAAAGTTTTCCTGCATTTCATCACGGATATTGCCCATAATCTCAAACAGCGAATTCCAATCAAGTTCTGATTTTTCTCGACCGGAACGACGATTTGCTTTATAATATGGAAAGACGCCGCGTCTCCAAGAATTTTTACTGTCGCAACAAATTACCATCTCGCCGAATTCTTCTGTGAATTTTTTACGATTATGCTTAAGAGACATTAGAAACATGTGTCTTAGTAAATTTTCGTCTAGTTCTATATTAGTGTGGTTCCCGATGTTGGCAAATAAAGTTGCCAACATTACCTGGGAATAATCCATCAAAATGCTCATCTATTCATCCTCATTATTTGTATCTAATAAAGTATTATAATCTATTTTTGTCGGACTGTCAACCGAAATATTCGTTTCTTCGTCTTCTTCCGAGAAAGTATCATCTGCGAAATCCTGTAACGGGTGGTGAAGTCCACAGGATTTTAAATGAAGAGATTTAATCGATTCTGTTACTAATATCATAGAGGTGAAAAGATCGTTATACTTGCCATCAAAATCGACTCCAGATCGAGCAAGCTCTTCAAAGACATAACCGGAAAGCGATTCGGAAACATCATTTATGAAACTAGTTTTATATTCGGTGATTTGTTTAATAAAATCTTCCCGCGATTGTATATTACTAGAATCGTAGAATTTCTCTTTCGGAAATTTTATAACATTATCTCTTTTTTCATCCATCTACTGTTACTCTTTCCAATACTGATTTTAACAGAGAATCCCAGTCTTGCGTGTACTTTTCAATTGAATGGAGATTGTTCTTTGCGACGACATTGGCCATAACATGTTCGATGAAAAGAGGGTTTTCTTTCTGTTTTGTTATAATTTGAGTTGCAAAACTTAGCGCGGATGAAGCATTAGCATTCATATCTTCTGAGAATTCATACATGCCCACGTTAGATACAAACGATCCTGTTTCTGGCAATGCGCCGTATGAAGGGTAAATCGGAAACACTCCGGATAGCATTGCTTCTATTAGTGCAATGCAGCTTGTTTCTTTCCAGATCGACGGATAAAGAAAAATATGTGCCTTTTCGAGTGCTTTCATGACTTCATCATTGCTTACTGCGCCGTGGTATGTCATATGCGGATGATCTCTAATCCGATCAAAGACTGGTTGATATGGGACATCTCTCTGCTCCCATCCATAAACCCCAAAGGACGAATAGACGTCCATGTGAATATTATCGTGTAGCTCACATAGTTTATCAAAGATAGGAAGAACTAATTCAAGTCCTCTATGAGGGGTTGTATGATAAATCAAATTTATTTGATCACTTGGTTTGTCGCGACGAGCAGGCAATTTTTCAACTGCGTTCTGAATTACAGTACACTTCGAGTACGGAATATTGAAATGGTTGATGAATTGATCTCTTTGCCAGTATGAAACGAAAACTATTTTCTCGTATAGATTCCATTCTTGTTGGATAGATTGCACTGCAGGATCTTCCGATAAGTCATGACAATACAGGACGTTCGGCACATCCTCGAATAATTCTTCAGGACGCGAAAAGTGTATTGCGACATTTGCAAGCAAATCTTTGTTTACATTGTTTAAGAGGCGGGACCTCATTTGCTCAGTCCCGCCATTTGCATTTCTAGTAAGATCACTGTCAATGACCTTGCCTTTATATATAACTGACATTATATAATCGCTCCTTATTTCATTGAAAAGCTATTTTTTGCTCTATCTTTAGCTGTTCCCCGCATCAAAACATTCATTCTCACTTTGATGTGGCTCCTGTTTGTTTCAGCTTCATTGGGATTTTTGATAGTAACCCAAGGATTGCCGCCTGCGAGCCATGCGGCCTGCTTGGCGATAAGTTTGTCGCCCTCAGTACGATCTGACCTAATTGCACTAGTCAAAGATCTAGAAGTGTTGCGATGTACACCTTTGGAAGTGTATGTTTTCCCGGAAGCACCTTTTTTAGCCATGATATAATATCCTTAATATTCCATTGTTTCTAGTTCTAGTAATTGTAAATCGTGTAAAATCTTATAGTTCAAGTTTGTTAAATCTGCCTCTGGGTCGAGACGAATTGTTGCTATTAATCTGTCCATGTATAGCAGTTCTTTTCCTTGTTCCCCTGCTATTTGCATTGACTCGAATACTGTTTCGACGTCATAGGGATTTTCTAAAAAGATAACCTTCCTTTTCTTTGGCATTGACTTCCTTCCGTATTATTTTTCTTATTGTTTGGTGAAAGTCGTTAACCGTACCATTGTTATGTATCTGATACGAGCGAACGGGTAGGACATTATGTCCTTTTTCCAGTACTTCAGATTGGTGATTTAAAATGAATTTATCTTGGATATGACCATTTAAATAATTTCTAGAGTCTGAGGAAAAGGAACAGCCATCACGAAATATTTGAACGATGCAAATATTTTCCTTTCCAAGGTTATTTATAACAGGCATAACTTCCTCTATGAAACCACCGTCGCTGAAACAATAGGAAGATACACTATTAACATTTTCAGCAGTTTTCTTTCCGTAATGATCTTTACCGAATATTTTTTTAATCACGTTTTCAGAGGTAAAGATCATTGCCTCTCTGCGAGAGAAGCCACCCAACATTTCTTCGGATCGTTCCTTCATTGCCCGATTATCGTAGCCCTCGAAAAACCATTCTCTTGATACTCTAAATAAACTGATAGTGTCGGTGAATAATTCTTCTTTGAAAGAAAGATGCTTATAACCATAATGGGTTGCGAGAAACTCGCAACCTTCATCTTTACCCGATCCGGGTGGTCCGTTGAAGATTACATTCATACTAATTCAGAGAATGCTTCTTCCCATTCGCCTTCTACGATGCCAGACAGAATAAACTCTCTATCAGCATCTGTGAGATAAGGCAAGGCCTCGTTAATAGAAGAGTATCCCATTTCGTATTCTGCCAGAGAATTAGGATCTACTGGAATGTCTTTCGAGCGTGTGATACCCGTAATTGCACTTTTTCGCTTGATAATCATTATCATGTTCCTTTAATTTATTATATTTATTAGCGTTAGTGCATTCAATAGTTATATTATATACCATAAGCCGTCAAGAGTCAACCAAATAAGTGGCATCATTTGCGAAATATTGGCGACGAGAACCATTGCCGAGGGTTTTCAGTGTGCCGTCTTCGTGAACTTCGAGTTCAAGATAGCGGTAACCTTCATAATTTTTAGTTTCCATAAGAACGCCCTCGATAAAGGAACATATCGCCTCGCGTCCGTCTTCGTTGGTATCTTTTGTGGCAAGAAATTTATTGGCAGCGTTTAGAAGTTTGCCTACTTCAACAGTTTTACGTCCCATGGTTCTAAGCCTTTTCACTGGTTGATGTTATAAGATTATATTATACTAAAAGGTGGTTCTGTCAACCATGGAACCAATGCATGTTCGTCAATATCCTCAAGAAACGGTCCCCAATAATCGGCACCGTGCCATTCCGCGTAACTTTTATGGATATATTGGGGCTTATCATCGATCCAATAGGCCACTTCAATACCATGACCGGTGAGAAGATCGAGTTTGGATTGCCCGCAACAGTACAGAATCTTATCACAGACCTCGTGAAAGATGGAACATGTTATAAGTTGGTTGCGGTTGCGAGCTGTCACTCCCCATACGGGACGGTCGGGCTTGCGTAGATGCTGTAGCGCGGCCGCCCATCCCTCTGGGTCCAAAGTGAATGTGTCGTCGTAGTCCAGTGCGATAATCTTCATCTATATTCTCCTTCTGATCGACGAGATCAATAATCTTCGTCGTCGTAATCCCATCCGTCATCTTCATCTTCGTATTGCTCTTCTTCGAGGAATTCCCTGTCAATAGAATTCGGTGCTTCGAATTCCCACATATCATCGGTATTGGGTTTATCTTCCATCTCGCGGAGGGCAACGATTGCCGAATCGATCATTGTATCCATATCTTTGTCGAAGTTACCGGATGCCATGTTTCCGTTGGCGTGGTCGAACAGAATTTGCTTCACACGATCTGGGAGTTCGATGTTTGTAATGAGATAAGCAGCGGGTGCCATCCAAAAATTGCCGAACCCATTGTTGAAATAATCGTGATAGATTTTTGTAGCAGCACGCCAGATTTCGCCTTTGAGCGTTTCGCATTCGCCAGAGTCTGGAACAAGCAGGTTCAATGCCTTAGCTTCTTCCTCGTACGTGCCTTTGTTTGCCCAGTATGTCATAGTAAAAGTTCCTTTTTCAACCTTGATATAGATATATTATATTAAAGTGGTGGGCTTGTCAACCCACCAATTCAGCATCTTCATCTTCAACTTCTTCGCAATTAGCAAATGCGTTCAGCAGTTCCGCCAGTTGCCCAGCTTCTTCGCGGGTCAATTGAAGGTAGCCCATGCCCAGAGGATTTGCATGATTGGGTTTTTGCTTCGTCTGTGTTACTTGGACACACGTGCCGCGCAGTACGCCGCCTGAGAAACGAGTCAGCCCCAGAGTGTTATTTAATGATTTCAGAGTAGTAGACATTTCAGTTTCCTTTTCAACCTTATATATACATACTATACTAATTAGATGGTGCTGTCAACCTGCCAATTTGCTTTCTAACCAATTTTTCAATTCAATCGCTCGGTCTTTGGTTAGCATAATAGTTAGTTCTTCCCAACCATCGAATAGACTCAGATCAATGATATAATTTTCATCGTCTACGTGTTGATCTGCGGTGAGTGTAATGTCATTCTCATAGCATTCGGGCGGGCGTGTCATAGTCATTTTAAGTTCATCAGTCATCTGTTTCACTTTCTATTGCAGTGAGAAGTTTGGAGCCGAAAAGGTCCATCGCGGCACGATCTCCGTGTCGAACATACCAATCCTCGCCGATGTAATAATTTGATACTGTGGTAAGAACACTATATAGCAAATCTGCATTCTCAATTACTCCGTTAGAATCATGCAGATAATTAAGACAATCTTCGTCGAAGTCCTTACCGACAATTTTTGAAAGTTTTTCGGTGGTAAATCCCGCTTCGATGATATTGGGATATTCGACCTCGATTGTATTATAAACACACCAGACAAAACTACAGCGCTTTGCGTCATCGTCGTAGTAATTAATATGATCCATCATCAAATTTCCTTTTAAAATATGCTAAGCGTGATGCCGGCGTACTCGTCCATTATTTTGTCTCGTTTTTGGCGGTTCAATGTAAAGAATGCACGAGCGAGCAAATAGGCGAGATAAAGCTTTACAGGAACTTGGAAGGATTCTTTAATTTCCTGCCAAAAAGTTGGTGGCGAGATTTTAGAAAATTGATACGCCACTTCGTCTGTTAGAACATTTACTGCTACAAGTGGTAGTGGGTTTGTATTCGCAATGACATAATCTGTAAATTCTTGCGTTTCCATTACTGATTCAGTGCCGTCTCGGAAGGTTACTTTATAGGTCATCTTATAATCCTCGTTGGTTATAAGATTAATATATACTAATCACATGGTGATGTCAACCTGTTCCGCATATTTTTCTTCAAACAGATATTTTGCAAGGAAATAGGCATCGACCATATCTGATACGGGAGACCAATTCTTTTTCTCTTCTTGTCCTAATATATTGAATAAATTGAAGCCTGTTTCTTCTATGAAACTGTCCCACATTTTTTCTTTATTGGAATTGCCCTTACCTGTTGCAAATTTCTTTATAACGGTGGGCGGAGACACGATGAATGGAATATTCTTTTCGAACATCTTCTGCTTCAATGCGCCAGTATTTTCTCCGATCTGGAAAACGAGACCTCTGGCACCAAACGCGTATCCTTCAAGACAAACATCATTGACGCTTGCGGAATTGAGAATGTCAATAGACCAAGAAGAAAGGTTGTCAAATCTTTGCTCTGGTTGTTTCCATTCTTTATGTAGAGAACCCTTGACTTGATCTGTAACAACCAAGTGCTTATCTTTGTGGACAATATAGTGAAAAGTGCAATTTTTAAGTGACCATTCTGCGCCGCTATGGACGCAAATTGCTGGACTGGTCATTGAGTAATCTATCCCGGCTATAATAGCAACCATTAGAAATATCCTTATATTAATTCATATAAAGATATTTATCAGTTAATTTCTTCCGAGATATAAGTTGTGATTACGCGATAAAGTCGTCAAAAACATAGCCTGGTTCGTCCATCATGTGTTCTTTAGTCCGATTTCCTATAATAGCCGCCAGCTTTTCCAATGCACCAGGTTTCAGGCTTTTGACATCAGTACCACCATAATGCAGAAAGCAGTTAATGTCCTCTTCAGTAAAAGTCATAGTGACTGTCATGCAGATATCATTCATGTCGCGGTATCCTTCAACCATTGTATAATTTCTACTGCTGTTGGCTCTCTCAAATATTCACAAGTAACAGGTCCGAGACAGTAATAATCGCCCCAGGCTGTTTCCATCGCATCATATTCAGTCAAGGCTACTACCTCGGCGCCGGTCATTCTTACATTTCCGCCGCTTTCCGTGGTCCATTCGACCTCATATACATTAAGACCTTTCATAGCTTACCGTCGCCGAAACCGCCAGCGGTATTTTCTATTTCCGAAGCAAATTGTTCATAGCCTCCGATGTGGCGATCGTGCCAGAAAATTTGCGGGATGGTTTTATATGATGAGATTTTGGAAAGCAATTCCTCTTTAATATCAGGTTCATCTACATCGTGCCAGGTGTAGTCTAAACCATAAGAATCTGCTAGTCGCTTTGCCCTTAGGCAGAAAGAGCACATTTCGTTGCCGTAAATTTTAATCATATAGTGTCCCATCCTGTGTGCTCGAATCTAGGATATACTGATTCGACTTTTGTCTTGCCGTCTGGTGAAAACGTGCATAATTTGTACTCATGTCCGTCTCGATATACGCATTCGAGAGTAGTGCCTTTGGAGCATTCTATCTTCCAAGAATCCACCAAATGGCAATATCCTATAATTTCCTGATAGTGTTCTTCCATCAAGGTATTCAGCTCGTGCTGTAATGCACCAGATAAATTTGGTTGGCGCATATCTCGTTTATCTATAGTAAATTTCAATTTCGTCCTTCTCTCGAGTATGACCATTTATCTATTATCTATTATTTATCATGTCTTTCTTTAAACTCGCCACACCAGTCAATGTGTGAAGTATAAGGAAAAATATCAGAACCTCTGTCCGATTTATGGATTGGAGGATACCTATGACATAGGCCCTTGTAATCATCATTCCTATCTTTTCGCCAGAAATAACAATTCGAGCAAATTATCTCAATTTCCATTATTCATCCCTTCCAAAAATAAATCCAATTTTATCGGCAACATCACCGAAGTATTTCATGCGAATTTGTTTCACGCGAGACCGCATGGCATATCTACTTTCGGGCTTTTTCTTACTTGGAATTCTGTCCCAGATATCATCTTCGATAAATGTAGGTTCGGTAACTCGTTTGTAAAATACGCCGTACTTATCTTCATCAGGATAAGCAGTTTCGAAGTCAATTCCTTTTTCAGCAAGCATCTGAACTTGATCTAAACGATTTTTCTTATGCATTGACTTGGCAGAATTGTGTGCTCTACAAGCCATGCTCACGGAGTTTTTTCGCGCATCGAGTGCTCTCCAAAGAATGGCATTTGATGCTTCCATTTTAGTTGGAACATTCCATGATCGACAATCGAATGCTGGCAACTTATCTCCGCCAAAAACGCTATAGAACTTAACCGCTGCCATTGAAGCAAGAACACTATTCAATTTATGCATCTTACCATCGAAGATAATTGAACCATTCTCGTTGGCATAAAGAATTAGACTGATTTCGTCTGATTGGACATATCCAACCTTGGCATGAGTCTCTTCTACAAGATAAGCACACGTTTCACGCATCGCAGTTGAGATACGCGAATCAAAAGGCCGTTCGCAGCCCTTGGTAAATTTACTAAACGAGCGACCATCAATACGGATACAGATTGGCAACGAGACATCAAGTTTGGGTGATGTTCCTTGCGATTCATACCATTTCATTCTGTCGCCAAATTCGTCGGTCTTTTTCATTAAACAATTTCCTCATTTTCGCGGGCAAATGCACAGGCTAGTTCATACGGAACCTGAAATGATACAGCAGGAAAGGGTCGCGTGCGAGCATTAATAGCTGTGCTAGCGGCAGGTGATACTGCTTCAAAAGTAAGAGTTACTTCGCGTTTTCGTTCGGCTGTTACTTCGTGAAGTTTTTCCTCCCTATAAATTCTAATCTGGATTTTACGAGCTGCTTTCAGGATTTCATCATCAGTCATTTTTGTTTCCTTTTCATGTCGTTAACGATAGCAAATGATAGAGAGTTCGCCGTACGGATAGCCTGCCTCTGCGCCAGAAAAAATTTCCAAAGAAATACTGGGATTGCTACTAGGATTAGAAAAGTGTGCTTACCAAAAGTGTACTCACCCGTCTCGCTTCCTAATACCGAGCATTCGCCGATATCAAATTCCACACAGTCAATCTCGCAAGGCATTTCCATCAGTCCCTTTGTATCAAAACCATCTTCGTCCAAATCTTTACGGGCTGCCAACTCCGTAGCGTGCAGGGTTACCGTGGATGAACCGTCGCCGAGGTCGTCTGTTCGTGTCCAAATACTTATCTTCATTGTTGTTCCTTAAAAGCTTCGCGGGCATTGACTTCATCGTCATCCCAAAATTCATTGAAAATATCATCTTGTTCTTTACGCCAAGCCACTTCTGCATGGCTGCCTTCCTTCCATGGACATTGCATCATCACAGACATTCTTTCAGCTTGGTCTAACAGTTTGGTGTATGCAGCTTCAAGCTCTGCATGCCGGACTTGCAGGTTCTCAAGATCTGTTGCAACGTTTGTAGACATTGCGTGGTGCGCCCCGGCTATCGCATGTAAGGATTTTGCTCGAGCGGTCATTTTCTCTTCCGGTGACAGTAATTGATATTCTACGTATTCCATTAAGTATTCTCCACTTTATGTCGGTTGGCTGCTTTAATGGCTTGTTCCACGCTGTCAAAATCGCCCATTGTTCTTGATTTGAAGAATAAGCGTGGGTCTGGGTGTCCAATTTCATAAAAGCCGCTGTATATATGTCCAAAATTACATTCTGATGGTTTAGTCCAAACCAGCTCGGGAATTGTATCAGGAATGGAATTTATAGTGG